ACGTAATCGACGCTGTTGATGCGCTCCACGCTGTAGCGAACATCAATGGCTGTTGCAACAGCAGTGCCTCCGCCTTGCGCGGCGCTTGTTTCTCCGCCGCTTGGGATAACGCTACTGCCGCGGGCGCCAGAAGCGTAACGGCTCATTGCGCCACGCATTTTGCTGGCTGGGATGACGTACTCGGGTTCACCCGCTTCACCGATAACCGCATTAGTCGGTCCGGTAACAAAACCTCCTTCTGCAAAAGCAACGCTATTAAGACTGTTACTTAGACCAAGAACGTCTGTACTTTTGAAAGCGTCTGTAGCAACAACACCACTGGAATAGTCAGGAACAGCGCTTCCACTAGAAAAACCTGCAAAAGCACGTGCAATACCGATTGCAATGTATGTTGCGATCATTTGTGCCGCAGCATCCAAAAGGGCATTTCCTACACTTTCTAAGAATTCAATAAACACTTCTTCAGCTGATTTTGTGCCCTTCACTAATTCTGCGACGCCAAAAGTAAGCGCTGTACCAAATGCATCGCCGATAGCGAGCACAGAGCTTTCTAATGCTTGAGCTTGAACTTGAGCAAGCTCTAGTTGTTCGGTTAGTTTGGCTACCTCTGTAGCACGCGCCACAGATTCACCGCTAGCAAGCTGTTGCTCATACGCTGCTGCCGCTTGTCCAATAAAACCGGCTTCTAGTCCTCTACCGGTAGCAGAAATCTGTCGTTGTATATTTACCAGCTCTTCTACATCTTTTCTTTCATTAACTAGCTGTAATAACTCCTTATATTTTTTAATCTCTTCTTCTGTGAGATACGGTTGTTCGCGTTTAAGGTCAGCTACTTTTTGCTCTATTATGGCCTGTTCTTCTGTACCTGTAATACGTGCATTAGTAAGTTGCAGATCGTATTCGACGCTACGAAGAGTAGAAGCGTATTTATCCGCGCGATCTTTTTCTATCTGGCGTATTTGATCAGCGGCCTTGCGTTGTTCATTAGCAGCATTAACTTGAGCTATCTGATTTATGGTTGAACGTTCCGTCTCGTAATTTGCTTTTTCCAGCTGCTTAATACGATCACGCTCTATGTCTGCAAGTGCTTTTGCTAGTTCTACGTCTACTACGAGTAAATCACGGCCTTCAAAACGTAGATCTCGAATAAGGTCTTCAGCATTTCCTATAGCAGTAATAGCTTGCAAGTCAGCTTGCAAAGAAGCTGTTCTATCTTCTGGAGGTTTTGGGCCGGTTTTTGTACGTGTTTTGGTGGAAAATTTCTCGTTTAAGCGAGCTACTTCGGACAAGAAGTTTTTTGTGTCTTGTAAAGCTTGGTTCTGGGCCTTTTTACGTTCTGCAGCGCCTTTACGTATTTCGTCACCGCGTTCTTTGCCAAACATAGCGGGATCTATATATTGTCCTTGCGCACCTAGTGCTGCAGCTGCGGCAAGAAGTCTATCCATTAAAGTTACTTCTTCTGCAATTTTTATTAGTTTTTGCTCTTGTAACTGAATAAGTCTTTCTTGGAGAAAAGCGTTGGCGGCTGCAGCACCGTTTACTTCCAGCTGTTTTAGAGCTTCTTTCGCTTGCGAATCTGTGATGGTATCCCGTAGTTTTACAATAGCTTCTAATGTTGATTTATTGTCGATAGCAGCGGCTAAAGCATTAAAGGCTTCTTCACCACCAACAGCACCAAAGCTAGTTGCCAACGCTTCTCGTATACTTGCAGAATCAAATTCAGAAAAAGCACTTACGAGCTTAAGTGCTTCATCTTTAGCAATACCTAGTTGAGAAGCTAGTTGAGATATGTCAGACGCAGTGGTACGTGATGTGCTGCTTGTTACGGATAAATTATTATTCAAAGAACTTATTTCTGTATTTAACTTTTGGGCATCGTCGATGGATTGTCCGATTGCTGTGCCAACAAGAGATAGACCGAAGCCTAAGGTTCCTCCAAGGGCGCCCCCTAAAGCTCCGCCAATACCGCCGCCAATCGCTGCACCAGCTCCTTGACCGAAAAGGAGGGGAAAAGCGCCACCGATAATTGCGTTACTTGCAGCACTGCCGACACTGCTGCGTAATGCAGCATCGGCTTGTTTTTGTTGTTCTGCGGTTATTTTTTGCTCTGCTGCCAGTTGCTGCTGAGTTGTCTGTAACCGTTTGCTTATTACACTACTTATGTAGTTTTCGGCTACAGCGCGGTCTTTTACTGACTTTAGTTGGGCTTGCGCTTCATCGCGCCGCATCTGGTTAACACGTTGCTCCACAGCCATTGCAGCTGCTTGTGCACTTGCGCTGGTTACTCCTGTCCCGCCGGGACCCATAGGAGTAGTAGAAGCCGCGCCAGAAATAGTGCGACGTACAACTACGTCTTGTTTATTTACTTGCTCAATAGTTTTTGATACTTGGGTAAGCTTATTCTGCAGTTCGTCTAAGTACCGTACGCCTGATACGCCGATTTCAATATCAGCTCTGTAAGCCACGGCGTTGCGTCACACTCTGGTACTTCAGTTTACGCGACAAAAAAGCCGCCGGGCTAGCGGCGGCGTTTGGCCTTTTCCATTTCCTTCCGTTGGTCCTCGTTCAGGATCTGGAAGTAAGCGCTCCAGCCAAGGAGTTCTTCGGCGGTCATTGTGTTGCGGACTTGGCTAAGGCTTAGTCCAAGCTCTTTGGCGACGCCGAACTGGAGCATGAGCCAGTTGTCCTGGCGAAGCTCCTTGGCTAGTTCTTGGGGTCGATGGGTGCAGCGTCGTCGGTAAGGATCGCCAGCATCAAGGATTGGAGATCTTTGTCCTTGACTTCGTTCTTCAGCACGTCAATCTCGCCAGCGCTGAACAGCTTGGTGCCGTTTTCGTCGAGGGCTTTGGCGATCAACAGCTGGAGTGCGAAAGCGTTGGCGTCGTCGGACTTGGCTTGCTTCTGGGCGCGTTCGCGCTCAGCCATCGTCAACGGTGCCACCCACATTTCAAAAATGCTGCCGTCTGACAGCTCTACTTGCTTTTTGACCGGCTCCAGATTGGCTGCTTTGCGCAGACGATCAATAGCGCGGACTGGAATTGAAGCAGGCATGTAGTCCTGTTTGATCTCGCACTACTGTAGCGGACTAGATACAAAAAACCCCGGCTGTGAGGCCGGGGTTGCTGAACCAACTGCACCAGCAGACTATCAGGCGGAAGTGCTGAAGTCGAAGGTGGGGGTGCCGGCGGGGCGGAAGTTGACGGTCACAGACTGGGCATCGTCGGGGTTGATGGTCAGGCTGGCCGAGGTCAGCACCGCATCAAACGAGATGGAGCGGCTGAGGTTGTCGTTCAGGGTGCCGCCGCTGAATACGCGGTCGGTGTACAGCTTGAACGCGGCGCCGGTTTGCTGGCGCTGCAGCACGTCCTCGATCATGCGGTTGGACAGGGCGGCATCCTCGTTAGTCATGTAGACCGTTGCGGTGCCGGTGCCGTCGCCGAAGCCGGAGATGTAGCTGCGGAAGGGCACGTACTGGCCAGGGGTCTGACCGATGGTGGTGACGTCGATCTCAGCACGGCTGATCTCGAAGCTCCAGTCGCGGACTTGGCCGACTACGGCGAAATCGGCGTAGTAAACCTCAAACTCGTTGGGAGCAGCCGCAGTGCCGTCATCAGTGATGGCAAGGATGGTGCCGCCGGCAGAGGTAGACACGGTGAGCGCACCAGTAGCAGCGGTATAGCTCAGCACGTAGTAGGTGGTTGCGTCGGAAATTGGGGCGGGCAGAGTGCCGGTGCCAGAGCCGCCGGTCTGGCTGTTCACCACGCGGAACTTCACGGGATCGCCGACCTTGAAGTTCAGGTACGGAGCGACGGTGATAACGTCGGTGCCAGTGTTGACACTGGCTTCGCCGAAGGTGCCGGTGGTGCCGGCGGGTTTGTAGTAGAGAGCGCCGGACGTGCCGGACAGAACGGTGGTTGCCATTGGGCGTACCAAATGCGGGTTTCTGGGCGGGCACTGCCCGGCTTAATACAGGTTAGCGCCCATAACAAACATTTCCTATGACAACACAGTCGCTACGTAGGAGGTCTCGATACGTCCCACAAAATGGGGAGATTCTTCAGTGGCTGAAAATGTAGGACCAGTAATCTCGCCAACCTTGAAGTAAACGCCTGTTGTTCCTTTGGTGCTGTTGTTGAGTGTTTCCAGTACGTTTACGGCTGTAGTTAGCAAGGTTTGATTGCGGGCGGGACCGCGACCTTTTTCCGTGAAAATGCGGATAACAATCGCACCACGTGCGTTATCAACGCTTGAAGTAAGGGTGGGTTCGTTGGTAATGCCGAAAGTAACATTGACGCGGACGTACTCCGTGGTGGTGTTCGGGGGAACGGCTGTGATGTTATCGAAGTAGACAGGTACAGCTGGTGTAAGCCCGCTAAAAGCAGACAACAAAGGATTTTCTACAGCAGCGCGGATTGCTTGGTAGTTCATTAGCGGAACCGTCCTAGTTCTCTGTCCATTGTCAGTCTTACTGCTTTGTCTAGCCCGCCGCCACGTACGTAATTTGCGTACCAGTCAAGCGGGGCGGTAATACGGTTGGGACCTGTTGGTGTAGGTGCCACGTTTCCTCGGTACTCTCCGGTGCGCACACCGCGAGTAGCTTTTTTGAGTGGTTCGACGCCTGGATATTCAAATTTACCTTCTTGGATATCCATGGCTTTTAGTGCGTAAGGACCATCTGGCCCTGTTGCAAAATTAGAAATGTTAAAAACTACTGTGTCTCCGATAAGCCGCTTAAGAAAAACTGCCGATGCTTGGCGGCCTGTAAATGGAGCAGCCATGAACTTTACAGGTTGCGCTGTTCCGGGCTGTCCGCTGCCTTTAGCTACTTGTCCTTGAGGTCCTGCGATTTGCCACGAATTGGCAAATCGACCTGTCCAAACTGGCCCCGCGTATTGAAGCTCTGCGACGATCGTCTCGGCTGCTTTAATGGGACCAATAAGTGCTGCAGATGCTGCGAAAGCATCTAAATCTTTAGTTAGTTGTTCAAGTTTTCCGAAGCCCTTAAACGCCATTATTGGGGCCTCGCGATAAGGGTGTGCATGACGGGGTTGTCGCCGCGATAGCTGGTGATGGCGATGATCTTGGCCTCGCGGGTCACGCTGTCTTGGGTGTACTGGATGCGGTCCGCTTCGGTTGGGTAGTACGTTCCAAGCTCGGCGGTGCCGATAATCACCTTGAGGTCGGTTGTTTGGTACAGACCTTCGGATTCTCGGGGATTGAGGCGAGTGATGACGGCTTTAAGTGTGACGTTGGTGTCCGAGCCGGTGATTGCGCCAGTTGTCGGGTTGTAGGTGCGGGGTGTGGCGGTTTTGATGTACGTGATTGTTTGGCCCCAGTCGGCTAGGACGGAGGTTGGGATGGGGGCAAATACGTCGTCGATGAGGCCCATATCAACCTCGGAAGAGACGGACGGCGTAGTTTGCGGCGCCGCCCATGCAGTAAGGGCCTAGGTAGGACTGGAGCCAGGGATAGACGTCGAAGACGTTGTTGATAACGCCGCTGGTTTGGCTGGTTTTGTTGTACTTGACTTTGAGTTCGCCAAGCTCCACCTCGTCGTAAATGCCCGTGGTGCCGGTCGTGCCGGTGATGGCGTCGGTGTCGTTGGCGAGGGCGCGTGCCAGCTCGTAGGTGGCGGTTTTGATCGGCTCGGGGATCAGGGTGCAGGCAAGGTCGATGCCGTCAACCGTGTAGTCCTCGCGG